TGCTTGGAACTATATGCGTTCACGTTTGCGTTCTACTGCACATGATTTACCTGTGTATATGAGAGCAACAACTAACCCGGGAGGTCCGGGTCATCAGTGGGTCAAGAAAATGTTTATTGACCCTGCACCATACGGAAAACAATTTGATGCCACAGATATTGAGTCAGGTCGAGTTCTTACCTATCCCCAAGGACACAGTAAAGAAGGACAAGCGTTATTTAAAAGAAGATTTATACCTGCAAGATTATCGGATAATCCATATCTCGCAGAGCAAGGTGACTATGAAGCAATGCTTCTATCCTTACCTGAACACCAACGTAAGCAGTTGCTTGAGGGTGATTGGGATATTAAAGAAGGTGCTGCTTTTACTGAGTTTGATAGGAATATTCACGTTATTGAACCTTTTGCAATTCCAAGAAATTGGGTTAAGTTTCGTGCTTGCGACTACGGTTATGGTTCTTATAGTGGTGTGTTGTGGTTTGCTATTTCTCCAGATGAGCAGATTATTATATATAGAGAGTTGTATACTCGCAAAGTCCTTGCCACAGATTTGGCAGATATGATATTAGACGTAGAGGCTGAGGATGGAAATATTAAGTACGGTGTGTTGGATAGTAGCCTTTGGCATAAACGTGGGGATACTGGTCCATCTCTTGCAGAACAGATGATTATGAAAGGGTGTCGTTGGAGACCATCAGATAGAAGTAAGGGTAGTCGTGTATCAGGTAAAAATGAAATACATAGACGTTTACAGGTAGATGAGTTTACAGAACAACCTAGACTAGTGTTTTTTAATACTTGTACAAATATGATATCACAACTGCCTGCATTACCATTAGATAAAAAAAATCCTGAAGATGTGGACACAAAAGCAGAAGACCACTTGTATGATGCATTAAGATATGGTATAATGTCAAGACCAAGGTTTAGTATATTTGACTATGACCCAATGGGAAGACCTAGTAGTAGTATGCCAATGGCAGATGCAACATTTGGATATTAAGGATAAAACATGGCAGAACAAGACGAAATAATATTAGATGATGATTCTATATCATTAGAAGATGCAGAAGACTCTGCAGTTAGTGATGTGGGTGTAAATGGTATTATACCATTCGTAATGGAAAAATATCAACGTGCCGAAGACTATCGTCAACAAGACGAAGAAAGATGGTTAAGGTCATATAGAAACTATAGGGGGTTGTACGGAAGTGATGTTCAATTTACTGAAGCAGAAAAGTCAAGAGTATTTATTAAAGTTACCAAAACAAAAACTCTCGCAGCTTATGGACAAATTGTTGATGTATTATTTGCAGGCAACAAGTTTCCTATTAGCGTTGAGCCGACAGTTTTACCTGAAGGTGTTGCAGGGGATGTTAACTTTGACCCAAAAATGCCTGAAGAGCTTAAAGGAGAAACTGCGTTGTCTTCGCCTTATGGTTTTAAAGGTGATGGTATGGATTTACCGAAAGGTGCTACTGAAAAAACTTTGGCAGAAAGGCTTGGTCCTTTGCAAGAAAAGTTATCAGAGATTGATGGATTGGAAGAAGGGGTAGGTAAAACACCTACTTCAGTAACATTTAGTCCTGCTATGATGGCTGCTAAATCCATGGAAAAGCAGATAATGGACCAATTACAAGAATCAGGTGCAAGTAAGCAATTAAGAAATACTGCATTTGAAATGGCTTTATTTGGTACAGGTGTGATGAAAGGACCTTTTGCCCTAGACAAAGAATATCCTAATTGGGATGAAGAAGGTAATTATAGTCCTGTATTCAAAACAATACCATCTACGTCACATGTGTCAGTATGGAACTTTTTTCCTGACCCTGATGCAACTAATATGGATGAGGCACAGTTTGTAATTGAAAGACATAAAATGTCTAGGTCACAATTACGTTCATTAAAAAGGAGACCTTACTTTCGTGGCAATGTAATCGATGAAGTCATAGAAGCAGGTGAATCCTATGATAAAAAATATTGGGAAGATGACCTGTCAGATTACGCACCTGACTATGGTGTTTACAGATTTGAAGTATTAGAATATTGGGGAATGTGTGATGTCGATATGCTTGAGGAAAATGGTGTAGAGATACCTGATGACCTCAAGGAGTTTGATGAATTACAAGCGAATATATGGATTAGTAATGGTAAGTTAATACGAATGGTTCTTAATCCTTTCAAGCCTGCTACTATACCTTACATGGCAGCTCCTTACGAACTTAATCCATATTCTTTCTTTGGTGTTGGTTTAGCTGAAAATATGGATGATACACAGACATTAATGAATGGTTTTATGAGAATGTCTGTAGATAATGCTGTATTATCAGGTAACTTACTTATAGAAGTTGATGAAACTAATTTAGTTCCGGGTCAAGATTTATCTGTATATCCGGGTAAAGTGTTTAGAAGACAGGGTGGAGCACCGGGTCAAGCTATATTTGGAACAAAGTTTCCAAATGTGTCAAATGAAAACTTGCAGTTGTTTGATAAAGCAAGACAACTAGCAGATGAAAGCACAGGCTTTCCATCATTTGCTCATGGGCAGACAGGTGTAACAGGGGTGGGTAGAACTGCTTCAGGTATATCAATGTTAATGAACGCTGCGGCAGGTAGTATAAAAACTGTAATTAAAAATGTAGATGATTACTTATTAAAACCATTAGGTGAAGGTATGTTTCGTTTTAATATGCAGTTTAACTTTGATAAATCTATACGTGGTGACTTAGAAGTTGTTGCACGTGGAACAGAAAGTCTTATGGCTAATGAAGTGCGTAGTCAAAGATTGATGTCTTTTCTACAGGTGGCATCAAGTCCTGTGTTAGCACCCTTTGCTAGATTTAATTATATCATTAGAGAGATAGCTAAGTCTATGGAGCTAGACCCTGATAAAGTTACAAACAACATGGATGAGGCTGCTGTACAAGCAGAACTACTAAAAGGTATGCAAGGCATGATGCCTGAACAACCCCAACAACCACAGGAAGGGCAACCTCCTGTAGGTGCTAACCCATTAGACCCCACAGGAGCAGGTGGTGGTAACATAGGTGTAGGACAAGCTCCTATACCAAACGAACAAGGATTTTCAGGAAATGATGGACAAGCAGGTGCTACAGCAAATCAAGCCGCTAGTGAACAACCTCAAGCTACTGAACAGCTTCAATGATTACATTGATGTACTAATAGAACAACAACATAAGGCTTTAGAACAGACAGATAATGTTGTAATGATGCATAGGTCTCAAGGAGCTATTGCTGTGCTAAGAAGACTAAAATTACTAAGGGATGAAGTAAATGGCTAAAGATGATAATACTTTTATGAAAGGTGTTCAAGAAAGAATAGGCACAGATAAATACATAAGAGGTGTAGGAGAAATAGATTATCAAAGACGCACAGGTAAAGACGATGGGGATACATCTATGTTTACTCCTGAAGAACTTATGAGATTAATTGCTATTAGAGAAAAACAAGATGCTAAACTAAAAAAAGAAATAGAAGATAAAGAATTAAAAGAAGCTGTAACAAAAAAACAATCTAAAGGTGGTTCTATGACAAAACAAATGGAACTATTTAATGAAGGTGGATTGAAAGAAGAAGGTGGTACAGTAGACCCTGTATCAGGTAATGATGTTCCTATAGGTTCAACAAAAGAAGAAGTTAGAGATGATATACCTGCACAGTTAAGTGAAGGGGAGTTTGTATTTCCTGCTGACGTAGTTAGATATATAGGTCTTGAAAAGTTAATGAAACTAAGACAAAATGCTAAACAAGGTTTAAAAGCTATGGAAGATATGGGTCAAATGGGTAATAGTGATGAAGCTACTATGCCTGATGATTTACCTTTTGATATGACAGACCTTGACATTGAAGACGAAATAGAGTATAATAGAGGTGGAGTTGTTGAAGCACAACAAGGAACATACGTTGCACCTACAGTTCCAACTCAATACAAAAATGAAAGTATAGACACAACTAGTCCTATGGGTATGCAACAAATACAGTCAGGATTAAATACAGGTGTAACAACACAAGCACCTTACACACCTAATTTAGGTCAACTATATGCACCACAAGCACAGCCTTATGCACCTGTAACTTACACACAGTTTTTAGGACCTAGTGCAGCAGGAGCACCTCAAACAGAAACAGTTAGATACTTTAATGAAGCAACAGGTCAGACACGTATGATACCTCATGTAGTTAATCCTGATGGAAGTAGAGGTGCTACATTATATCCTGTACCTGAAGGATTTGTAATACAAGAAGAAGCACCTAAAGAAGAGGCTAAGAAGACAACAGCAACACCTACAGCTAAAGTACAACCTGTTGAGTCAGGAGACGATGGTGGCGAAGATGGTAGTAAAACATCTGCAGTTGATTTAACAGGTAATCCACTTTCATATACATCTGTGTTTGGAGGTGATGCCCTTGATAAAACAATGTCAAACTACTCATCTTTACAAAGAGGTTTATTTAATCTTTATGACGCAGGTAGTAGAGGAGTATCAGGTAAAATAAATGCTAATAATGCTATATTATCTGCAGGAAAAATAGCTTTATCTGATATAAGAGGTAAAATATCTACAGGACTTAATATACCTACTAATTTTGATTTCGGTAAATTATCTACTTATGAAGGTATAACTTCTAAAAAAGCACAAGAAACAAGAGATGGAGTAAGCAGACAGCTTAACCAAAACATAGAAACTATTCGTGCTGCTATCATTGACCCTACTACAGGGGAAGTATATACTAATAAAGCATTTTCTGATGCGTTATCTAAGTATAGTGTTAAAACTACTGTTCTAAATAAAAATACTAATATTAGGTCTAAGAGAAATATAGGTGAAATAGTTACAGAATTAAGAGATAGAAAGCTACAAGAAGTAGCAAAATTTCAAACAGACACAGGAGTCCGTGATGAAAAAGACCCTGAATCAATTAAGACAGCACAGCAGGTTGCAGAGAATATGAAAAATGCATCTAACTATTTTGCATACGCAGGTGAACCTATTGAAAGTTCTTATGATTCAAGCGATTATGATACCTTTACAGGAGAAAGTGGTCAAACTGTAGACCCATCTGATATAAGTGATGCAGGTGGTTCTTTTGCTGGAGATGACCCTGCTTTTAATCAAGGAGGTTTAGCAGGTAAAAAGAAAAAAGCTAAACCAAAGAAGATGAAGCGAGGTGGGTTAGCTTCACGTTAATAACCCACATACTAGCTACTTATCCCCCAACAAGATGGCTACGATAACCCTAGGAGTAAAAAATGGCTGAACAAGCACAAGTAATGGTGGAAGATGCTACACCTGAAAAAAAAGCATTTATGGCAAAACCTTCTACTCACGAAGATAGAATTAAAAGAGATGAGCAGGAGTTAGAAGAACTAAAGAAACAGGCAACAGGTGAATCAACAGAAACTGTTACAGAAGAGAAAGCAGAAGATGAGGAAGAACCGAAGAACGCTGAAGAAAAAACTTTTAAAAAGCGTTATGGAGATTTACGAAGACACTCCCAAGAAAAAGAAAAGCAGTTTCAGAAACAGTTAGATGATTTAAAAAGTCAACTAGAAAAAGCAACAAAACAAGAAATACAGTTGCCAAAGTCTGATGAAGATATTGAAGAGTGGGCAAAAGAGTATCCTGATGTAGCAAAAATTGTAGAGACTATTGCTATGAAAAAAGCAAGAGAGCAGGCAGTTGAGCTAGAAAGTAGAATACAACGAATAGATGAAATGTCTATAGAAGCTAAAAAAGAAAAGGCTGAGGCAGAACTAATGAAACTTCATCCTGATTTTAGTGAGATAAGAGACAGTGATGAATTTCACGATTGGGCAGATGAACAACCAAAATGGGTACAAGACGCACTATATGAAAACGATAATGACGCAAGGTCAGCTGCAAGAGCTATTGACCTCTACAAAGCAGATAAAGGAATTAGCAAGCAATCTAAGAGCAAGAACGATAAAAGTGCTGCTAAAGAAGTTACTACGAAAAAAACTAAATCTGTTCCTGATGTTGAAGGAACATCTAATAAGATATTAGAGTCTGACGTACAGAAGATGTCTGCAGAACAGTATGAGAAAAATGCAGACACTATTATGGAAGCTATACGTTCAGGAAACTTTATATATGATTTATCTGGTTCAGCTAGATAAAATAGTTGACAAATAGTTATTTATACATATAACTAGTATCAACTAAAAATGTGACCTCTCCACGTGGACAACTCACATAATAATACACTTGGAAGCCTACCTAATAGTATGAGCCTACATTTGACTAGCTATTAAATGTACACCTCAGTTATTATTAGCCGATGACGAGTAAATATAGCACATTCGTGCATTTGTTTTATTTTCAAAAATGGAGATGAAAATGGCATTTAAAACTGCAGCAGGTTACGGTAATCTGCCTAATGGTAATTTCTCCCCAGTTATTTACTCTAAGCAGGTTCAGTTAGCCTTCAGAAAAACATCCGTTGTTGAATCAATTACTAACTCCGATTATTTCGGTGAGATTGCCAACATGGGTGATTCTGTAAAAATCATTAAAGAGCCAGAAATCACTGTTAAGGAATATGCTAGAGGTGCAAACGTACAACCTCAAGACCTTGACGATGAAGACTTCACATTGACTATTGACAAAGC